GAAAATGCTCCAACAGACGCATTTCCAGCTGGTTTTAAAGGATTTACAAGTAAACATTCATTTGGAAGTGATAGTAAATTAGGAGCAGTAACATATAAAACAAATTTCTTTGACGCGGGTGAGATTATGTATTACAAAGCGGACGGTACACCAGTTTTATCAAGTGGTGATAAAATTAAAAAAGTATCTTTAGGTTTATCTAGTCAAAACGCATTCACATATGATGATGACTTATTAAAATTTAAAGGAAAATCTGCCGCAGGAACAACAAAAGGATTCCATTTATCAACAAACGCATCAACAATTACAGGTACAACTTATATTACAACAGGTTACGATTTAGAAGGACAAAGTGACCCAACTAACAATAAACTAACAAATATTAGTTATCGTAAATTTACATTTGCTGTATTTGGTGGATTTGATGGTTGGGATGTTTATAGAAATGTTAGAACAAATACAGATCAATACATTTTTGGTACTCACACTTATATTTCTGGTAACACAAATAACGGTGGTGTATTTAGTCCAACAGTGGCTAATTCAGATTACTATGCTTATTTAGACGGTATTAACACATACCAAAACCCTGAAGCGGTGAATATTAACGTATTCGCAACGCCAGGTATCAATTTCTTTGAACATAGTTCATTAACCACACAAGCAATTGACATGATTGAAAATGATAGAGCAGATTCAATCTACATTATTGGTTCACCAAATGAAACTGATATGGCTTCAATTGTTGGTGATTTAGATGATGTTTCAATAGATTCTAACTATTCAGCAGTTTATTGGCCTTGGATTCAAGTAAGAGACACAGATAACGCAACTCAATTATATATCCCACCAACAGGTGAGGTTTGTAGAAATATTGCCTTAACTGACAATGTATCTTATCCTTGGTTCGCAGTTGCGGGTTATTCAAGAGGTTTGGTAAACGCTATTAAAGCTCAAAAGAAATTAACTTTAGACGAAAGAGATACACTTTATAAAAACAGAATTAACCCAATTGCCACTTTCTCTGATACAGGAACCATCATTTGGGGTAATAAAACCTTACAAGTTAGAGAATCTGCTTTAGATAGAATCAACGTAAGAAGATTATTATTAAGAGCAAGAAAATTAATTTCAGCGGTTGCTGTTAGATTATTATTTGAACAAAACGACGAACAAGTAAGACAAGAGTTCTTAAGATTGGTAAACCCAATTTTAGAAGCAATTAAGAAAGAAAGAGGTTTGTACGATTTCCGTGTAACTGTATCAAGTGCACCTGAAGATATCGACGCAAATACACTTAGAGGTAAAATCTACGTGAAACCAACTCGTTCTTTGGAATTCATTGATTTAGAGTTCGTAATCACTCCAACAGGAGCTTCATTTGACAATATCTAATCTAAAAGGAGATATAAAATAGAGAAGAGGGTATCAGAAATGGTACCCTTTTTTTGTGGAACGTTCCACGTGGAGCACATATTAAAAATATAAAATATACATAACTCCCAGTATACTAGTTTATACTAGAACTAGTTATTAAAGTATTTATATTATATATTATTATTTAGTAGATTACTGGAACTGGTTATACTGGGTGACTGTAAAAAACTACGGAAAATTTTTGACAAAATCAACTTTTTCATATAATATTTTAAAAAAAAATTATTTTCTAATACTGATATATTTATAAGAAAGTAAATAATACTAAAAAAACTTAACTAATACAACATGGCAGATTTATTAATGAAAATGCCGGTTCCTTACGAACCGAAAAGAGTCAACCGATTTATACTAAGATTCCCATCATCTTTGGGTATCAACGAATGGTACGTACAATCGGCAGCAAGACCTAAAGCTAAAATTAACGTTACTCCAATTCCGTTTTTAAATACATCAACTTATGTGGCTGGTAGATTTGAGTGGGAAACTATGCAAGTAACATTCAGGGACCCAATTGGACCTTCAGCGGCTCAAGCCTTAATGGAATGGTTCCGTTTACATGCTGAGTCTGTAACAGGTCGTATGGGATATGCCGCAGGATACAAAAAAGACATTGAACTTGAAATGCTTGACCCAACAGGAGTTGTGGTTGAAAAATGGATTTTACAAGGTACTTTCTTATCAGATTTGGATTTCCAAAATTTAGATTATTCAAGAGATGATTTATCTACTATTCAATGTACATTGAGAATGGATAGATGTATCTTGGTTTACTAATATTATATTTTTTCTTAATATAAACCGATATTTCAGAAATGGAGTATCGGTTTTTTTATTAAAAACTTTACTTTATCATAGTTATAGTATAAACTTATATTATGGAAGACTATAGAATTGACCCAACAATCGCCTATGATGTGGTAGAATTACCAACTAAAGGAATATATTACAAAAATAAAAAGAAATCAGTAAGAGTTTCTTATTTAACTGCGGCGGATGAAAATATACTATCATCTCAAAATTTGATATCTACAGGTAAAGTAATTGATGAATTATTAAAAAGAAAAATTGTAGATAAAGATTTATCTATTGATGAAATTGTAGAAGAGGATAGACAAGCAATTTTAATATTTTTAAGAAATACGGCGTTTGGTTCTGAATATACCTTAACAGCAACCGACCCTAAAACTAACACTAGTTTTTCTGTTGAAATTGATTTAAGTGAATTAAAAGTTAAGGATTTTACATTGGTAGAAGATGTTAATGGTGAATATCCATTTTATATGGAAAAAAGTAAAGCAAATATAACCTTTCAATTTCTATCCCTTAAACAAGAAAAGGAAATTGACGAGATTAAAAAAAGTTGGAATGGTATTGGTGTTGCTCCTGTAGTTACAAAACAACTTGAATTTATGATTAAATCTGTGGGTGGTAATAAAGAACAGATGGCTATTCGACAATTCATTGAAAGTTTACCAATTAAGGATTCACAAGATTTTAGAAAATACGTTTCAGAAAATAAACCGGGTTTAGATTTAACCCAAACAGTAACCACCCCATCAGGAGATAGTGTCCAAATTGAAATTGGATTTGGGGTTGAGTTTTTTCGCCCTTTCTACGGATTATAGAAAAAATCTATTAGATGAGATTTTATTTTTAGTTACAAGAGGTTTTTCATATAATGACATTTTAATTATGCCCGTATATGAAAGGAGATATTATGTTAATTTCCTAGTGGAAAAAATATCAGAAAATAACTAATTAGTCTATTTATAAACATGTCAGTTAATATTAATGATTATTTAGGAAAAACGGGAAACGCACAGGCCGATGCTGAAGCTTATAGAATTGCTAAAGTCGGTGAAGCGAGAGACGGAAAATATACATTAACTAGTGACGAATCCATTAAATTCGTAAACAAATATACATCTGGTAAAAGTAATTTCACTGGTAGTGGAGGTAGTTCAACAACGACTACCACTTCAGGTGGTGGTGAAGAGTTAGGTAATGCCATTAAAAAAAGTGGTGGTATAATGTCAGTAATTGAAGGTGTAGCATCTTTTGCCAATAAAGCAATTAAAGGTGTTACAGGTGTTGCTGAAGATGTAGTTAATTCTCAATTAGGTTCAGGAAAGGGTACTGATTATACCACTAAAATGCTTGATATTGTTAAAAGAAACGGTATTGACGTTATTGGTGGAGTTGTTGATTTTGTTAAACTTTCGTATAACGAAGTTATGGATCAATTAAAACAACAATCAAGTTTATTTACCGATATTAATTCTAAAGTAGGTATTAGTGGTCAACTATCACAAGGTTTAAGAGATGATATGATTGAAGCATCTAAAGAAGGTGCAAGATATGGTATTACATTATCAGAAATTGGTGATTTTTATACAACCATGTCTGCCAATTCTGGTAAGTTTGCTTTAATAAATCAAAATATTATGGAATCAGCGGAACCTGTTTCAATGATATTAGGAAAAACCATGGGACAAATGGGTGATATTATGTCACAATATGAAAATGTCGGTATGGGGGTTGATAAAACAATTAAAGCTTTAGGTGACGCTTCTTTAAGAACTGTCGGTTTGGGATTAAATGCTAGAAAAGTGACCGACGAAATGACAAAAAGTATTGGAAATTTAAATAGTTACGGGTTTCAAAATGGAGTACAAGGATTAGAAAGAATGTCACAAAGGGCGGTTGAATTTAAAATGAGTATGGGTGAGGTATTCAAATTGGCTGATAATGTGTTTACACCTGAAAAGGCCGTTGATTTATCAGCAAGTTTACAAGTTTTAGGTGGTGCTATGGGAGATTTTAATGACCCAATTAAGCTTATGTATATGGCAACAAATAATGTTGAAGGATTACAAGATGCTTTAATTGGTGCCACAGAAGGGTTAGCAACATATAACCAAGAACAAGGTAGATTTGAAATTACAGGATTAAACCTTAGAAAGGCACAAGAAATGGCTAAGGCTTTAGGTGTTGATTATAAAGAATTAACAAATTCAGCAATTGCGGGTGCGGAAAGAATGTCCGCAACAAATGCTTTAATGTCTAATAGTGTAACAAGTGGAATGGATGAAAAAGATAAAGAGTTTTTAATTAACATGTCCCGTATGGAAGGTGGGGAAATGAAAATTGTAGTTCCTAAATCATTACAAGATGAATTTGGAAAACAAACCGAAGTATCTTTAGATTCAATGACTAAAACACAAGCGGAAGCTTTAGCAAAATATCAAAAAGAAAATCAAAAGATAGATACAAAAGAATTAGCAATGTCTCAATTAACATATACCGAACAAATGGCTAGAGGTATCGATGTGATTGCCACATACTATAAAATACAAGGTGCTAGATTTGCCACTGGTTTGGCAAAAGGGGCAACAGCCGGGTTTGCTGATGATATGAAAAATGCGATTGAAAAATTTTCAAAAGAAAAATCATCAACAACCTCTAAAGATGCTGAAAAGGCTGGTGTTAGAGCTGGTGAAATAGGTGCACACCCAATTGATTATGTTGGAAATAAAATTATGGAGGGTGTTGAGTATGTCAAAAATAAAATAACAGGTAATGAACCAACAACACCAACAACACAAAAAGTTGAAATGATACACACATTTAACCCAACAAATCCTGTAGAAGATGGATTACAAAAGGCCATTTCAAGAGACAATAGTCTATTAGAGAGTTGGACATCAAAGTCAAAAAATGACTTAACAACACCACAAGTTGCTCATAAAAATTAGATTATATCTATTTATATTAAAATACAATAATGCCAAGTTTTTTAGATTTTAATTCCACCAAAAGTTTTAGAGATAAGATATTAGGAAGAACTTTGCAACAACCAAACGGACCCCAAACATTTAGTGATACTTCATATCGTGAACAAAATTTGAGTGATATACCTAATATTAGTTTAGGTAACGTTGATACAAATAGAACATCAGATTTAAAAAGTATACAAACTATAAATCTTTATAAACCAGAATCGTTTTTTATTGAAGAGAATATTGATACTTTACCAAGAAGAGCAAATTTAAGTTTATATCCATATTTTACAACCGGAGACTATAATTTATTTGGTATTATGAATACCAAAAGTTATGATACCGAATCTGAATTATTCAAATTTGCCGCTTATAACATTAGAAATAATACACAAGGTCCTGTATATTCAAGAATTGCT